ACTCCGGTAAAAACGGTCAGCATCAGATTCACAAAAATTCAAAGCAACGCGGTTCGCGTAGACACGACGGGTTCAATGATCGTTGGGATCACATGGAAAAAGCGGAGCAATTCAGCGGTATGCGTAACAAGCGCGACGTGTGGACAGTGGCACCGGCTAACTTTCCCGAAGCGCATTTTGCCACGTATCCGCCTGACCTGATTAAGCCGTGCATCTTGGCTGGGTCACGCGTTGGCGACACCGTATTAGATCCATTCGGCGGCAGCGGGACAACCGGCATGGTCTCTATCGAACTCGGCCGCAAAGCTATTCTGATCGAGCTGAATCCAAAATACGTAGAACTCATTAAGCAACGTTGCGACGTGACTCCAGGGTTGGCGTTAGCATGAACACGCTTGATAAATGTCTCTGTTGCGGTTCCCGATTGACTCGGTTGATCGACTTTGGCGATATGCCGTTGGTCAACACCTACAACGTTAAAGATACGTTTCCTCTGTCCGTAAATCGATGCGTGGAATGTTGCCATTTGCAACTGAATGAGTTCGTCAATCCGGAGATCATCTATCGTGATTACGCATATTGCTCCGGAACTGGACGCACAGCTCTCGATTACTTCAGGGACTTTGCTGTAACGGCGAACAATTACTTTCCAGACGCCAAGAACGTTCTAGACATTGCCAGCAATGACGGAAGCCAACTTGATGCGTTCAAAGCGATCGGCTTGGAAACTTATGGAGTAGATCCGGCGTTGAATCTTGCTCCTATTGCGTCAGCTAAAGGTCACAGGATCATCCCAAAGTTTTTTGAGGAGGCTGGTCTCGGAAGAGAATCGTTCGACATCATAACGGCTCAAAATGTCCTGGCGCATACGCATAGGGCTTGTCAGTTCCTACGACATTGCGTTGAGATAATGCACGATCATTCTCGGTTATTCATCGCGACATCTCAGGCAAACATGGTCGTCAACGGCGAGTGCGACACGATCTATCACGAGCACATCTCCTATTTCAACGCGCATTCGATGATGACACTAGCGCGCGGTTTCGGACTACAAGTATTGGACATAATCATGCACGACATTCACGGAACGAGTTACGTGTTCGTGCTTGGAAAACGCGGCGAGGGATCCAAGCGTGTCGCGTCGCGATTGAAATGGGAAAGCGTGGTTGGGATGAAGTCGACACCGCTTTACGGATGGTGGGAAATTCACGTAAAAGACAAAATCAAGCGCGTGGGTGAGACCATTCGGCAATACCAGAATGACGGATATTACGCCGTAGGATGTGGCGCCGCGGCGAAAGGCATCTCGATGTTGAACATGGCCGGCGTAAAACTCGACGTTCTCGCTGACAACACTCCTACGAAATGGAATCGTGAAACGAGCGGAATGAGCATTGCTCCGTTTGATGAGATTGGAAACATGGTGTTGCACAAAAAGATTCTGTTCGTGATTTTGGCATGGAATGTCGCGTCTGAGATTCGAAGAAACGTTTTGAAACTTCGAGATAACAAGGCGGACGTGTTTATCGAGACGCGATGATAATTAGGAACATCAAAGTCAGAACCAAGGATAGACGAATCGTTAGACTCACTCGGTTTCTAATCTGGCGGGTAACTCGGTTTGGAGTTCTAGCGTTTGGAAATTACGGTGGACCACGATACAATAACTTCGCGTGTAGAATGGTATGGCGGTGCCTAGTCAAACAGTCGTTGGTTTTCGGTCTTCCCTTCACGCTCGAAAGAATTAACAGAGAAGCCCGCAAACGTTGAAGGATGGACATTACCGACAGATACGGAATTGATTGGGATAAAGCGGCAAAACTATCGGGACAAAAGTCGCTCCCGAGAATCAGCAGGCTTCAGTATCTCGCCTATCACGGTATTGGCGATCAGTACGAAATCAGACGTGCTCGCATCGAAGCTTTGTTTCCAGACTATCAGTGGCACAGATGGAACGAGCGGAGACTCAGAGCCGTATGCGACTATCGATGGCTAATATGGCTCGGTCCTGCCGGCTCTACGAAGTCCACCGATGCGGCCGTGTTTGGACTAGAGTACTTTCTTCAGGCTCCAGATAGAACGGCAATCATCGCGTGCTCTACAACGGTCAAGATGTTGCGAGCTCGTATCTGGTCTCAGTTCGCCCGTTACCATCAAAAGCTTCCGAAAAACTTCGGCCATGTCGGAGACTTAATGGATTCCGTCACAAGAATTCGATGGAAACCTGGGGATGACGTGAACGGCATATTCGGAATGGCAGTCGAGGAGGGTTCGGTTGAAGAGGTCGTAAATAATCTCATCGGTATTCACACTGAGCGGGTGTGGCTGATCTTGGATGAGATGCAAGGAATTCGAGAAGCGATCATTCGCGCCACGCGAAACATGATCGCCAATCCGGTATTCCAAATGACAGGCATGGGGAATCCAGACAGCTTGAACAATCTTCTGTGTAAAGAGGGCGAACCGGTTGACGGTTGGGATTCTGTTGTCCGCGGAGAAACCGAAGAATGGGAGACGCACGGTGGCCCGACAAAGGGGAGAGGTCTCTGTCAGTTCTTCGATGGCAGAAAGAGTCCGGCAGACGATTCTCCGGAGGAGACGAAACGCCTAAAATTCATGTGCAACCGAGAGTGGTACGATGGAATCGTCAAGGCTGCTAAGGGGAACGAGAACGATCCGTCTGTATGGCAATTCGGAATTGGTTGGCCTCCACCGATGGGACTCGAATCAACGCTCATCGACGACGCGATCGTGGTCACTTTCAAGTGCAAAAAGAAAGCAATCTGGACTCATGGCTTCAGACAATGCGCTGCGTTGGATCCCGCATTCGGAGGCGGCGATAGACCTAAGCTGACATTCATCAAGTACGGCGAGACCGAAGACGACAACGGGAAGATGCGTTGGGTGATCGAATTCGGAGAAGTCCTTACGGTTCCGATCAACGCGGAGACAACACGTCCGATTCACTACCAGATCGTCGACTTCGTGAAAGTTGAATGCACAAAGCGACACATCAAAGCACACGAATTAGCGGTAGCCGCGGCCGGAGAAGGCGGAGGTCTTGTCAGCATCTTCCAACGTGAGTTTGGTATGGTGGTAGGAATCGAAGAGGGCGGAGCGCCAAGCGAACGCACTGTTGAAGACGGCGTGAACAACACCGATGGAAGTCCGAAGACGGCGAAACAATCGTACGACACGCGCGCAAGCGAGTTGTGCTTCGGCGTTCGTGATTTTGCTTTGGCGGACGGTCTCCGCGGGATGAGTGACGCGATGACTTTCCAAGCCTGCAACCGAAGGACGTTCTATCGAAACGGAAAGTGGGCTACAGAACCGAAGGTTGGCAGCAAGGGGCGCACGGACGAACGTGGTCGTCCTGTACGCGGCTACAAGGAACGCATGGGGCATTCTCCCGATGACTTTGATTCTGGAATGATCGGCGTGGAGTTCTGCCGTATGCAAGGCGCTACGCCAGGAGTGTTCGGTGAAGCCATTCCAGAAGTTCCGCAATGGAACAAACGTGACGCGGAGCACGAGTATGACTCCGAGAATTATTTAGCAGGATACACTTTTAACTGATGTTTCTTCCTCTGACCGACGGTCTAATACAGACGACGCACTTCGATCAAGAGTGCCGACAACTCGCGGATCGCCACTACTCTAGGAGAACGGTCGGAGCCAAACAGTTTTGCTACTCCGGAAGAAAACTTGTGCTCCGAGATTCTGCTGGCGATGTCTTGTTCGTTTGGATGTTTCCGGATCCCGCAATGAGGATGGATAACCAGACTGGTTACAACTGTGCGATTTTCAGAAATGAGTCGGACAGGAGATCATCCGACATTATTCTTGAAGCTGAGCGTCTAGCCTTTTCCAAGTGGGGTCCGAATAGGCTTTACACCTATGTCGATTCCCGCTGCATAAAGTCAGTAAATCCAGGCTACTGTTTCAAGATGGCCGGATGGAAGTCCGACGGACTAAGTAAAGGCGGAAAACATATCCTCGTAAAATATGCTTAAACTCAAACCTTCGAACGTAGCTCCTCCAGACAAATTTCGTTACAAGTTTCCAGACGGAAACACCGTCGACGGATTCGGTCATCAAGAGTGGTTGGATAAAATTAAGAAGTACGCAGAAGACAACGGCTATTCGGTCCCGACAGTCGAAGAGGCTGAAGACCAGCTATGTCGCACGCTCTCCGGAGAATGGTGTACAGGCGGCGACCAATTCTCCTTCGTTAGCAACCGGTTTACTCTCGAAGATTTCAAGCGCGGAATGGAAGTGCTTTCCAAGTTCGCATTGACCAGCTCCGTAGTTTCGAAAGAAGTGGCGGAACAACGCGCGCTGGTCTGCTCGAGATGTGTGCTCAATATGTCGATTCCAGGCTGCTCCGCGTGCAAAGGGATGGCCGATCTCGTGACTCAGATGAAGGGCGCAAAGGCGACGGCCGTAGATCATCTGCTCAAAGTCTGCGGTATCTGTCACTGCTCCAATCAGGCAAAGGTATGGTTACCAATCG